TTACCTAACTCTGGTAATTGTTTTAAGCCTTGTATGTCTGTAACTTTTAAATTACTTCTCCACTTAGCATATTTATTGCCTAAGGGTCGATAGATTTTAAATCCGTCATTTACTTTATAAGCAAACATTGGATTATCATATCTATATACTCCTTTTACGATACCATTACATAAATAATATTTAATACTAAATACGTCATAACTCTTTAAGGTGGTCATGTTTATATGGAATTGCTTCCAGTATGTTTTATCATATTCTGTAAATGGTTGTCGTACTATTCCGATTTCAGTATCTGAATCGCTTTCGTAAGTATGACTTACTTTCCGTTCAGTATAGTTAGTTGTTGCTCTTATTTTTTTCAATTCTAATAATAACTTAGCACTATCGTTATAACCGGTAATAGATTTAATAAACGTTAGAGAATTTCCACATTCTCCTGTACCGTGATCCTTGAAAAGAAGATTCCCTCGTCTACCTTTAAAAACAGCAAACGAGGGATTCTTATCTTTTCTTAGCGGACTATTATATAATCGTCCTATTTTAAATTGACCCATGTAATATGCATAGATATCATATTCATCAATATCTTTTAATATTTCTTCTATTGACAATTCTGCATCTTTTGTACTATACATATACATAAGGATTCGATTTCTGCATTATTGCATTGGATGAAGCGAGGACTCGAACCTACTTAGGAAACAATACTATTAACATGTTCCTGCCCCTTGGCAACTTCATCATATGACAGCCTTTCGGCTGTCGAGGGTGTGGATTACCACTCCACCATCCATTCTATTTTATACTGTTAGAATGGAAGATCATCAGTTTTCTTAGTGTCGTCCGGAGTAGTTGGTGTGCTAAGCGGATCAGATGTTCTTTCAGCATCTGCTATTACAGGACGTTCGAAACGATCACGAGGAAGTTTCTCTATCTTGCTTGTTGTGACACTCATAGATTCTACGAATACACCATTATGAGAAGTAGTTATATAACCCTTGTTATCATAAACAGTTTTAATTCGAAGTTTCTTATTCTCTGGAATATATGGAATAAGCTGATCTTTTACCCAAGTAATCATCTCAACAAATGTATTAAGCTCTGCATCTACCTGCTTTTCAGCTGGAATAATTGCATTAATTACTTGAAGTATACGACCAAACTGCTGATTATCGCGTGTCTGCAAATCTTCATCAGTTTTAATCCACATACCTTTTTTATTTTGCCATTCAGTCTCTGTGACTGTACGACCATTTTCGTCTGTGAAAGTGATTTCTAAGAAATCGTTTCCATTAGGTGATTTATCTACTTTAACTTCAGTAAGTGTTACGTTATCGTGAATACCTGCTGACATGTAACTTGAACCGTTACTACTTTCAATTGCGTTCTTTGTACTATACATATGGCTCTTGGCTCTAACTATTAATCTTTATAAATTCTATCCCAATAAGTTGTAATTGAACCATCATCGTTACCTGTTGCTATAATGATGTTCTTACCTCTTAGGTGAGGCGCTCTAGCTTCTTTGATGCTGTTTCCACCACCTTCAAAACTAATATGAGTTTCCTTGTCTTTTCTATACAAATACCCTACGGCATCTGCTTCTCCACATATAATGGATCCTAATTTTCCAACTAAATCGAGTGCCATTTGGCTTAACTCTTCTCCTTCTTGTTCTATCTGAATATCTTTTACGTGACCTACTAAGATGAATTCATCACATAGTTCACGGAACATATCTATTACTTTACGTACAGCTTGCCGAATATACATATATCCAGAACCATTTGGTAAAGTACGAACATCCTCTCCAGTATAGTTCTTTCCAGTTGGAGTCTTTTTATAAAGTGCTGTTGCATACGGAAGACACATTTCTTCTAAACGTGTTGCATTATCAATAGTAATGTGTTTATAGAAGGAATGTCCTACTTCTTTATTCTTGGCTCTAATGGCACTAGCAATTTCTCCTAAATCATTAACACTTCGGGCTTGGACTGCCATAGCATCAATGAAAGTACTTCCTCCCTCTAAGTCTACAATTAGATTGTTATCTAACTGAGCTAAACAAGATGTTTTTCCTGCTTTTGGACGACCATAGAGGATCATGAAATGCGGGTTAGTAGAAGCTGCTGGAACTTTATTTGTAGGTATTTCTATCATAATTATTTTGTTAAATCGATGTAAATCTCCATGATATTATTCTTTGTAGCCGGTTTAAGACTATTCAGAATAAATGAAGATGCGGTAAAGGGGATATAATCATATCCAACCTGTATAAACGTATCATATATTTTGAATGGTGTTCCATCCAATGTGAGTCCATCATATGAATTCTTTATATTCATATTGGACAGATAGTTCAATATACTTTCGAGAGCAATATTGTTATTCTTTTTCTTCTTCGTAATTTCGATCTCAATCGTTGTTTTCTTCTTAGGCTTTGTTGGTGTAATCAAAGCATCAATCAGATTATTAATCTCATCGATGAATTTGATTTCCTTATCTGCGTTCTCTTTGTTATTAAACCAAGGATTTTCTTTCAAAAAACCTGCTTCAATCAAAGCGTCTAAGAACTCACTATCGTTTTTCTTCTCGTTAATTGTATTATTGAATGTATATGTTGTTTTTTTCATTTTTCAGCCTTATTTATATTGTTTTACTTGTATCAGATTCTATCAAATTATTGAACATTAAATCGTTTTCAAATTCTAGAATTGCAGGTTTTCCTGCATCACGATTTTTTAGTATATGCATATATACTTTGTTGTTTACTGGCCAACGATTTGGACCATATTCTGTTATTCCTAACAGTTCTGGTCTATGAATTACGATTACATAATCACTAGCTTGAAATATTGAATCTGACGAGGATATATCACTTCTCATTGGAAAGTGATTGCTGTTATTGTTTATCCTCTCTGGCGCCTCTATATTACGGTTCATCTGTGATAATTCTATGACGCTAGTTAACGGTAATTTCTTTACTTTTATAAAGAGTTTTTGTAAATCACTTAAAGTGTCTAACGTACTACCTGCTTGACTAGTTAATAAAGCGTGATCATAAATTACTACGAAATATTGGTGTTTATCCTTAACATAATTATTATAGAACGAATAAATCGTATCTTCTACTCCTCGTGGAGTAGTTGGTGTATCTACATAATATATGTTATATTTACTTAGTGATTTAGCTATTCCGAGTACTTTAAAGTACGTAGAATCATCTAAATCTCCGTTAGCACTATACAAAGTAGAAGTAGTTCTTCTTAGCTTACTAGAGAGCTTCCTTCCAACTTGTTTAAAACTAGGCATTTCCAAAGTAAAAGATAATACAATAACATCCTTTTCAGGATTTAAATCAATTAAATCAGTTTCGATTGTATTGGCTACCGAGGATTTACCTGCACCACTTATACCAGTTATAGTATAAATAGTATTAGGTTCTATTCCTCCCATACAACACTTATTAAGCTTAGACCATCGAGTTTTTAATGACTCAATACTATGCTCTTTTCGTGCTTTAATGTAAGCTACTGCCTCGCTAGTAGCTTGACCAATAGTCTTTATTCCGAGGTTAGATAAGTTCTGTTCCATATACTTTTTGTGTATTAGAATTATTATAACTCATCTCGTCTTCAATCGCTTCCCATTCATGATTAACTAACCATTTCCACATAGTTTTCATATAACCAAGTTTACCTTGTTTACTGTAATTATCTATTTGAAATTTCAGACAATCATAAAGATGTTGTGACATCTCTTCTGATTTACCTACTATTTGGTTAAATTGTACTCTACATTTTGATACATTAGCTCTCAAGAAGCCTTTTGTACCATCATTACGAGTTACATAAATAGGATAAAGTTCGTAAAATCTATCAAACCAGGACTTTTCTCTTTGTGAAATTAGTTCTGTAAGCTTTTTGCTAGGTTTATAAACTTTAGAGTTATCTCTCTCAATCGAGGTAACTAGTTCTTTTGACATTAGTTCTTGTATGTCGACTTCAGATATTTGGCTGAGTAATCTCTGAGTGTCTTGATTTAATTTTTGATTTCTACCCAATACAAGAGCTAAGAATATTAGCTGATTTAAATTGATATCTTCTGTTTCCAGAAGTTCGGTGTTTAGTTCTATTGTCATACTTTATTAACTAATTAGGTTAATTACGTTGAACAATTTGAACAATTTGTTAATATTTAGAAAGGAAAAAGTTCGAGTTGTTGTATTTCAAACGCATCTACGATCTTCCTTGCTTCTGCGATGTAATATTGGTAATTTATTCTTCTTTCAGAAATTGGTTTACCATCAAATCTATTTAATATTGTCACGCCTGATTTAGTTAGTATATTTACATACTTATCAGTTGCTTCATCATGCTTATATAGATATCTACCATTAGTACTAGCATAAAATCTATTTATTTGCTGTACTTTTTCATCACCATATTCTACTGTAAATTTCTTATCAACGCGTTGCATCATTAAGAAACTTGTTATATCAGTAGACCCAGTAATGTACTTCTCTAGTGGGACCTTATTGACGAAGTATTCAATAACGGCTTTTGGTATAATTGTCGGAGCTAATCCTTTCCCTAACGGTGGCTCTGTGATAAACATACCTTTCTTTTCAATCAGTCGCGGATTTTGGCTTTCACTATATCCTTTGACTACCCCAAAGTAGTCATTAACTGCGAATTGATAAAACGCTTCATACTCATCAGATTCGAATGTTAGCTGAGTTATTTGTTCTATCTCTGAGATAGCTCCCTGCACTTTCTCTTTAATTGATTCATTAGCTATATACATAACACCATCAGTGTTTGCTTGTATAATTTTACATCCAAGTTTAACTAAACGTTCAATTAACATTAATAATATCAATTGACCATTTATTCTAATCTTAAATACGCTTAATGGATCATACATCCAACTTGTCTCTTGTTGCATCTTACCCGTTACTGAGTTTAATGTCAACTTGAGTGCTAAATTCTTTAACTTCTGACCTGTATGTTTGGCTTCTAAACGTTCTTCTAGTATATGAACGTATTTTCTCCAAAAAGGCTCTCCAAGATGTTGTGGTTCCAAATGATGTTTAGCAATCATAGAAGGATATAGACTGTTAACATCAGAATGCCCAATATATTCTCCCTGTTTAGGAATATACTTATTAGGTTTATTTATGGAATGGATACCACCAACACCAATGGAAAGTTGAATTCCACCGTAAAGAAACATTTTCTCATAAGTTTTACGTTCTTTAGTAGATACTGTTTGTTTTTTCATATCTTCTAATATACCTATAAGTATTGGATCTTCAAAGTGAATAAATGGAAGTATCGTGTCTTTTAACGCGATATAATCAGCTGGAGAACGCATTTCTTTTACTCGTTGAGTGCTTATTCCAGTCTCTTGACTGTATAAGTTAAGTAACAGTGTTTCTCCAAACTTGACACTGTCCATAGATAGACATTCAAAATGGTATTCGCTTTCAATCCATAAACGTAGTTCTATATCAGCTGCCTTTCTTTCTAGAAGAGCATTGGTAGAATTTACGTCATTGATATTATATGCTATCATTTCATCTATCTTATCTACTGGAATTGGTTCATTGAAATCTCCATCGTATTCTTGTACGTTTGGAAACATCATAGTTACCTGCATAGGCTTAAGACCTACTCTTAATTTAGATGAGAACATCATTGTTAGTAAATCCATAGATTTAAAACAATGTAAATACTTCCATTTTTTCCAACTATCGATATTTCCTTCTTCGCTATCGATAATTGTTTGCGATAAACCAAATAGAGAACTATTTATCCTCTTCTGTGTAAGGTTTTTCATACGTAAATAGAAGTCGATAATGTAGTTTATTATAACGTCATCATAATGATGGTTATTATATCCTACAAATATTCGTGACTCATTAGTTACATAGAAATAAGAATATAGTTCATCTATTTGGTTAATTCTTTCGCTTATTTCAAAGCGATGATATTCCTTACTCTCAGTGTCATAAATTGTACAATGAAAGCAGTTTGGAAATATCTCAATGTCATAGACATTTGCATCATAGTCTTTAATTTTCATTGGCTCATGGCTCTAAGATTAATAATATTTTATTCTATATATTGATACAGAATAAAGTTATCTTTTAATAGTTTTTTAATCTCTTTTATACATGAACAATCTGAAAAAGTTATCGATTTTTCACTTTCTTTCTTTTTATCTTGAAGATGATATAGTTTAGACTCTATTGGTTCAGGATTTAATTTTTCGAACTCTTCTTCTGTCATATCGTTATCGGTATATTTATCCCAATAATCGAAATGTTTCATCATTAGAAAAATTCTAAATTTAACTTTATCCTCTTCGCAATTAAAATGTAAAGTTATTTGTTTATTCATAATTTTAAAAGATTAATATTGTTGCACATATAGATTACGGTTCTATATCTTTCAGTAAACTGACTGTTCTTTCAATTTGAACTAATGTGCTTCCGTTTCGATAATTATTATATTCATAAATATTTAAAATAAAATGAAAAAGTTATTTTAAATAAGTCGTCGTTGAGTATGCAAGATTCGAACTTGCTCTTCTTTCGAAGTTCCAAAGATTTTATACTCTCCCAAAAAATATTATTTATTCTTTCAACATAAAATATTATGAGTTCCCACTCGAAGCATCGAACTTCTCTATGTAGCCTTGCTCTTTTGAGAGCATCTATGTGGGTTCCTTTGGTTTCATTATATGAAGTGTAAATTTAAGCGGCATTTTCTAGCTTCTCACGTTGAGAAGTATTTAATACCTCTCCCACAAGCCTTTGTTGTACTATAAATTCCATATTGGTACTTACAGCATATATTAAGGCTTTACAGAAATGTGGATATTTTGTTTCATCCATTCCGTAATGTAGCTGAGCTTTCTTGATCCTACTCTGTGCCAGGGCAAGTGTCTTGAATGTTCCTATTGTTAAACTATAAGATTTAGAATAATTATTGAATACAGTAATTATTACTTTAAACTTAACAATAGCTGCTTTCTTCATCCTAGGGTGAATGAAATCTTTTTGTAATTTAGCAAGCTTTTCAGCTCTACTTAATTTATAAGCTTCCATATAAGTAA